AGATGCAGGCGCTTATACAAATGCAGCGGATGTTCCATATTATTATATTCCCTGTATGTGTGCCGGTTTAGCTTATTACATAAGTATGAAATATTCACCAGACAGAACACAAAATTTAAAATTACTTTACGAAGATGAATTACTAAGAGCGGAGGCAGCAGATGGTTCTGAGAGTAGTACTTATATTACTCCGAAAACATATTATCCATCTAGCGCATAATTATGTCAAGATTTGCACAAGGAAAATTTGCATTAGCGGTTTCAGATATTAGTGGACAATCATTTCCATGGAATGAAATGGTTACACAATGGAATGGATTGTTTGTGCATACTTCTGAATTTGAATCTAAACAACCACAATTGGATCCAAAACCGAGTGCAGCTGATCCAACCGCTTTAACAAAATCAAGACCCCAACAACCTTCTCCTGATGTTTTAAGATTTTTAGATTATAATGCTTTAGCAACTTATGCGGCAGCGTCAGGACTTATAAATGTATCTTCAGTAGATCATCAAAGAAATTATGGTAATACAGTAAGATTTAGAGGACCGCCGACTACTTCTCCTGGTACAGGAACTCCTGATACCGTAGAACTTGATGGTCCGGTCGCCGGAAATCCAGTTGTAGCTTTTGCTAATATCGCAAATATAGATGGAATCTCTGGAGCCACTATTTGTGGGGTTGCAGGATTTGCTGTAGTTCCAGGACAATATACTTCAGTCACTACAACTTTAGCGGCAGCAATTACTTCAGAAACCGCAACCACTGGAATTACTTTAACAAGTTCTACTAATTTTAAAACAAGTGGGCCCTATATTCCTACTATCAATAATCCGAGTGGAACCCCTACTAATGCTATTTTAGTTGGAACAGAAATTATTACTTATACAGGAATTAGTTCGAATGTTTTAACCGGAGTCACTAGAGGGGCGCATGGATCAACGGCTGCTACTCATTTAATTTTAGCGGCTGTACGAAATCTATTAACCCCCGACAATTATTATTATTTTAATAGTGGAGGAGCGGCAACTACTGGACAAATTGGTGGAGGTGGCTATAATACATCTTCAGGACCCGTAACATTAAAAACGATAGGACCACAATAATATGCCAGCAGGATTAACATACACTTTAGCAAATTTACAAGAAGATATCAGAGGATATACAGAAGTAGGAAGTACAGTTTTTAGTGATGCTGTGGTAAATAAATTTATTGTAAATGCTGAAAATAAAATTTACAGATCTTTTGATGCTGATTTAGAACGATTCTACGCTACATCTACATGCCAAATTGGAAATAGATATGTGACGATTCCAGCGGATTTAAGAGTTATCAGGTATATTCAATTAACTAATGATGCCGGTGATCAAGTTTATTTAGAACAAAGAGACCCTAGTTTTATGGCAGAATATTATGCAACTCCAAGTTCTTCTTCGACTAGTATTCCTAAATATTATGCCAATTGGGATGAAGAATATTGGGTTGTGGCTCCTACACCAGATACAGCTTATGCTATTACTTTAGCCTATAATAAAGAGCCCACAAGTTTAACAGATGCTTCGGTCAGTACGACTGGAACCTATCTGTCTAATAAATATCAGGATTTACTTTTATATGCATCTCTGGTAAATGCATATGGGTACTTGAAAGGTCCCACGGATATGATACAACTTTACCAAGGACAATACAAAGAAGCTTTAGAAACGTATGCGACTGAACAAATGGGTCGTAGACGCAGAAACGAATACCAAGATGGAGTTATTCGTCTTCCCATTAAATCGGAATCACCATCAACTTTTTAAGGAGATAAAAAAATATGGCGAACATAATACCTTTTGCATTTCGTGGAGAGCTATTCACGGGGACGCATAATTTTGCATCGGGAGGAGACAGTTTTAAATTAGCACTTTATACGGCTCAACCCTATAATACATCGAGTACTATTTATAGTGCAACAAGTGAAGTGAGTGCTTCGCTACCTTATATAGGATACACAACAACTGGAAAAGCTTTAGGTAGTAATGCAGTTGTTTCTACAGGGGCAGTTGCAACTTGTGATTTTGCTGATGCGACTTGGACAACAGCTACTTTTACAGCAGCGTATGGCGCAATCTATAATGATGACCAAGGAGACAAATTATGTGTGGCGTTAGATTTTTCAGGAAATAAAACTGCTACGGCAGGTACGTTTAAAGTTACTTTCCCTGATCCATCAACACCAGCTGATGCTATAATAAGCATGAGTTAATAGGAGAAAATAAAAATGGCTTTAGTTATAAATGACAGAGTAAAAGAATCGAGTACAACAACTGGAACCGGTACCTTTGATTTAGCTGGAGTTGTAAGTGGCTTTGAAGGTTTTGTGGCGGGGATTGGAACGACTAATACAACTTACTATACAATTTTTAATCAAGGAACAACTGAATGGGAAGTAGGACTTGGAACAGTAACAGATGCAGCGACGGATACTCTTTCAAGAGATACTATCATTTCAAGTTCTAATGGAGATGCAGCAGTAAGTTTTACGTCGGGTACTAAAGATGTATTTTGTACTTTACCAGCAAGTAAAGCTGTTTATTTAAATGCAGCAGGAGACACAATTAACGCAGCGGGACAAGGTTTTGCGATTGCAATGGCCGTCGCATTATAGGAAAAAATTATGGCACAAGATTTTAGAAACACATTAGCAAGAGTAAAAGGCACAGCGCCTTTTACAATTCTATCAGGCGGTAATTATGATGCAGTAATTGGAATTAGATGTTGCAATGTTTTAGCAACAAGTATTACAGTTGATATTTATGTTATCAAGTCTGCAGCAAATTACTATCTAGCAAAAACAGCAAGTATTCCGCCAGGCGGATCAATCGAATTAATTCAAGGTGGAGCAAAAGTGGTTTTACAAAGTGGAGATGTATTAACAGGTGTATCTAGCGATGCTTCGTCTTTGGATGTAATCTGTTCTTATATCGATACTATTAGTTCTTAAGGAGAATTATGAGTACAGGTATTTCAAATGGAATATTATACGTCGGTAATCAATCACCCAACGATTTTATAAATAATCAATCCATTATTATAGCCGTTACTCAAACTATTGAGAATGGCGTTTTAGCAGGACCTGTTTCAGTTCCAGCAACAATCACAATAACCGGAACGTTGGTAATCGTATAATGAGTAAGATAGAAGTAAACACAGTTGAACCACAATGCGGAACAACCTTAACTTTAGGTGCTTCTGGTGATACAGTAGCTTTAGGTAGTGGTGCTAGTCAAACAGGATTTGGTAGAACAGGAACAGTTGATTGGGTTACAACTCCAAAAGTTACAGGAGATTCTCCAGTAACAGCAGTAACTGGCAAAGGATATTTTTTAAACACAACAGCAGGAACTATAACAGTTAACTTACCAGCCGGAGCCGCTGGTTCAATTGTGTCATTAGCGGACTATGCAGCGACCTGGCAAACAAATAATGTAACAGTAAGTCCAAATGGAGCAGAAAAAATGGGTGGGATTGCACAAGATGCAGTTTTAAATACAGAAGGTCAATCAGTCACTCTTGTTTATGTTGATTCAACACAAGGTTGGATTAATACGATGGATTCAACTTCTAATGTTAGAGGAGAAGTTCCTTTTATGACAGCAACAGTTAGTGGGGCTTGTAATACTTTAACAACTGCTCCAGATTGTGGAAATTATAAACTGGCAACTTTTAAAGGACCTGGAACATTTTGTGTTTCCACAGCTGCAACTTGTGCATCTAGGAACATCGTAGATTATTTAGTAGTAGCCGGAGGTGGAGGTGGAGGCTCAAGATCGCCAGCTTTTGGTACCGGCGGTGCAGGAGGTGGTGGAGCTGGTGGTTTTCAAACTTCTTATGTAGCACCCGCTTCTGGAATAACAATTACAGCCTCACCTTATGCTATAGCAGTTGGCGGAGGAGGTGCAGGATCTATTATAGCTCCAAATACTCCACCAAATACAGGAACAAATGGAAGTATTTCAAGTTTTTCAACAAGACCCTCCGCAGGTGGCGGCGGTGGTGGTGGATCAGGAAGTCCAGCCGGTAGTAATGGAGGAAGTGGGGGATCTGGTGGTGGTGGCGGTAGTGCTCCAACAGTTGCTGGAGTCGGTGGAGCTGGAAATACTCCTGCAACTCCCGTAGCACAAGGAACTTCTGGTGGAAATTCTTCAGCAG